GTGGCCTTCAGAGCACGACCAGCGGCCCCAGAGTCGACCCATTTCCCAAAGCCACCGCTGCCACTTGTCATGGATCATGTGCCCTTGAGCGAAGGCGTTAGCCATGCGGAATGAAACAGAGGAAGGACCACGGTTGACTTCAGCCCCCACGATCCGGAAATAGGTCTGACGGGGGCACCAGTACTTCTTAGCCATGTCGGACGGATGAACGTGGTCGGTATCCCGGTCAGAGTCCTTCTGCGACCGAACAACGTGACGCTGGATATCTGGAAGGAGCACACCCGCACTCGACTTGAAGGTCTGCTTCAGGTTGCGTAGCTCCGTTGAGGAGGGGTCACTCATTGGTCAGCTCAATCCAGTCGTCCTCTAGGACCATGACGTAGTGCTTCCCGTCTAGGTCAAGAGCCATGACGGGGACCTTGTCTTCAGTCAAAGCGTGGTGCAGTAGCTGCTTCCAGTCACTGGCCTTGACCGTAATCTGGGTCTTACCCGTACGCTTTGCTTCGATCAGAAACTTGTCCGTACGAACGTCCTGTCGGCGCTTCCAAGAGGATCCGGATCCGGGGTTTACCCGACCACCGAGAGAAGAGGCCAGCCTCTTCTCCTGCCTGTCGGAGAGCTTCTGCTGATCAGTCCTCGGCATCGTTATCACTGACCTTGGTGTCATCATCGATGTTCTCCGACCAGACACGGAGCACAAACACGCAGGGGTCATAGCCAGCTTCGAACTCCTCGGATTCTTCTTCCGATAGAGCAACTTCAGCGTGAGTTCCACACACCGGAAAACTCACCCAGCCCTTGTACACCCCATGGTTCAGCCAATCAAAGAAATCATCTAGGTCAGTCATTTGGTTCGCCTTCTTCAGCAGAGACAGCGGGAAGGCGACTGAGATGAATGAGCAACTGTCCCAGAGACCGCCACTCGTCATGGGTGAGCTGTCTTCCATCATCGCAGCGCCAGTAGTCATCGAACGCATCCTGTAGCGCCTCGATGTTGTCCACAATAGTGCTCGGCACGATTCCTCGATTCGTAGTTGAGTGAAGAGGTTGCCCCGCATACCTTTACTCCGGGGCTAGGCGGCGTGTAGGCCCTGTGCCCGTGAGGGCCATCGGGACCGGGGTCCAAGGTCGCTAAGCGATACCCGTGTTCTCCCACCGCTTCAAGCCGACCCATCGCGACAGGGGCCTCGTCCCCTAAGGGAGTCCACAGCCAGTGGCTAAGGTCGACACCCCTACAGGTTTTGCCGCTGTAGGACCGGCGTGACTGTCACTCGTCGGTCAGATCGTCGTCCCACTCCCACTCGTGGCCGCAGTGGTCGCAGGTCGCACCCCACGTGATCGAACTGTAGCGGGACCGTCCCCGGTAGCTTCGGCTGCCGTGGCCGGTGCCGGTGATGCAGGCGTCGGGGGTGACGGTCCCGCAAGCGGGGCACTCCACGTCTGATTCGGTTTCTACGTCGTTGTCGGCGGGGCTGTCCCATCCGGTGAAGATGCTCACGTTCGTTCCTCCCTGTTGTTGATCGTTAGGTGGGGGGGTGGACTGCTTAGCCCTAACGTCGCCCCCCGGCGACGACTCTAAGCGAGTAGCTCCGCACCCTTTGTTGTGGCTGTGGATGTGGTGCAGCCTCCCGTCTCTGCTGTGGCTCGGGTAGCCCCCGCCCGTGTAACCCCCGGCGTCAGGGACCGGTTATAACGCCCGGTAACGTACGCCCGGTAGCTAGTCGGACGAGTGTGGGTCCTGATTGCGGACCACGATCTTGCTGGTCTCCTTCCAACCGCTGGGAGTAAGGGACAGGTTCCTCACCTCGATGTAGTACACCCTCGGCTTACCAATCTTGCGCTCGGTCTCTTCGGATGTCATGGAGCAAAGCTACATCAAGTTTGACTTGTTGTCAACTGATTGATGGAGAACCACCCGAAAGACCTCTGCTCGGATCTGGTCCTGAAGATCGAGGTCGTACCGAAGACGGTTCTCTGCCTCTTCCTTCCCGGCCTTCTCGTTCAGTCTCTCTCCGTTGAAGGAGTAGTAGCTGCCACCACGCTCGATGACCCCGTACGCCTGACCAACTGAGAAGATCTCCTTGACCGAGTCGTAATCACCAGAGGAGAACCCGTCAGTGTCAGAGAAGTAGAAGTCGACTACCCCAACCCGCTGAGGGGGAGCCGTCTTGTTCTTCATGGTCTTGGCCTTGATGGAGATACCAACACGGTTCTTGGAACCGTCACGAAGCCAGTCGTCTCGGCTGACCTCGACTCTGGTGAAGTAAGAGAAGTTCTTCGCCTTACCACCGGGGGTAGTTCTCGGGTCTCCGTACATGACGCCGATTTGGTCACGCCACTGGTTGACGATCAGCGCCAGCACAGGGCGGTCTTCCTCTGTTAGTGACCGCCTAATGGTCTTGCCTGTCTTTCTCATGAACTGACCCGTGAGACGAGCCTGAAGTCCGGGAAGCCACTCACCGGCTGCCCGCTCAGCTTCGTCACCGGGAACGAGAGCCGGTAGAGAATCGATGATGACAGCGTCTACGGCACGGTCATCTAGAGCGTCGTTGACGAGCTGAAATGCCTGCTCACTGACATTCGTATCGGCGACGAATACCTTGTCTAGGTTGACTCCCAATCGCTCAGCCCAGTCAGGAACGAAGTCTTCAGCAGCGATCCAGAGAGTCTCGTAGTCGGGGTTCAGGGCCTGTTGAGCAGCGATGGTCTTGAGAACCATCACGGTCTTACCGTTGGAGGGATTGCCGACGATCTCGTTCCACTTGTTGAGTGGCCAGCCTCCCCCCAGCATGATGTCGAAACTAAGAGACCCCGTGGATGCCCTCTGCATCACGTCGTCCCGGATGTCGGACCCCTTGATGAGGAACCCCTCTCCGTACTTACGGTTCGCCTGCTTGATGATTTCTGCGATGCTCATACCGTCCCCCACGTACTTGGGTCACCTTGGTCGAATAGTCCGTTGAATCCACAGTCGGCGCACATGGGAGCGGGGGCAGGACCCCTGTGTGCTCCCTGCGATCTAGAGAAGAAATGGTTACCGCCACACTTCGGGCAGCGCTGAGTCTCCGTTCTCGTGGCCTCACCCCCCTGCCAGTACTCAGCCATTTGGGCGATGTTGTCAATCGTCACCTGAGGCTGTACCGCTTGCTGTTGAGGCATCTGCTGCGGAACCTGCGGGGCCTGTTGATAGCTGGCCGGGTAGGTCGGCGCATGCGGGGCCACCGGAGGGGGTGGCGGTGGAGGCGTTGCCCCCATCTGCTTAGCCCACCATGATTTATCACTCATACCTTGGCCTCCACCCAGTTGTCTCCGATGCCGCCTGATGCGATCAGCGGCACGCTTCCGAATACGGGCTTTCCATCGATGAACACGCTTTCCATCGAGTCGATGACGAGACGGTAGACATCGTCTACCTCTGTCTGGTCAAGAACTTCGACCACCATCTCGTCGTGTACCTGAGCAACGATACGTGCAGAAGTGTCCTCCAAAGCAGCGGCGAGCTGCAATGTAGCGATCTTCATGACGTACGAAGCAAACCCCTGAATCACAGCGTTCACTGCCTGTCGCTGGGCACGCATGACTGCATAGTTATCGTCGCTGAACAAGTCGGGTAGCCGCCTCTTCCTACCGAATGGTGGGATAGCAACATACGGCGGGAAGTTGATCGGGTCTAGACGATTACCATGCTTCACTGCTTCGGCAACAATCTCCTGCTTCCACGGCACGAGCCGTGAGAACCTAGCGAAGTATCGATCAATCAACTCTTCACAGGTCTTCAGGGGAAGGCCAGTAATTGTTGCCAGCTTGCTGGGCATAGCCCCGTAGCCGACAGCGAAGTTGAAGGTCTTCCCAATGGAGCGCTGGTCCGGAGTGACATCCTCTGGGTCAATACTGAACATGGCAGCAGCAGCGTTACGGTGAACATCTTCTCCATCACGGAAGAGTCGCATCATCTCCGAGTCCCGTGAGTGAAAGGCGATGGCACGAAGCTCAATCTGGTCGTAGTCAGCCACGATGAGCTTTCCCCCGGGTTCTGGGATGAAGCAGCGCCGGAACTCTTTGCCAAGCTCGCTGTGAGCGGGGATCTGCTGAAGATTGGGCTCTGAGGAGGAGAGCCTCCCGGTGGCCGTGCCGTGCTGCTTGAACCCAGCGTGGGTTCTCTTCGTACGAGAGTGAATGAACTCCTCTTGATAGGGGTCCACGAACGAACTCTTGAGTTTTGCCCGCTCGGTGTACTCAAAGAACAGGCGAGCCAATTCGTTGGTCTCGGCGAAGTCGCTAAGACTCGACTTGTCCAGCTTGGCCTTACCTGTCTTCGTGAACCCCTTAGGGGTCAGACCTTGACCACCCTCCTCCTTTGAGGAGAACAGGAAGTGCTTGCGGCGGTCGACATTGGTCAGCTCAAACGTCTCCCCACAGATCTTCCAGATATCTGTAGAGAGAACATTGATCTCGTCATCCACGAGCTTGCTGAGAGCCGCAATCGAGTCAGGGTCAACCTTGATCCCGTCGTACTCAACTTGCATCAGGACCCGGTAAACGTCCATCTCAAACTTGAACACAGACGCCAGAGTCTCTGACAGGGTCGGGAGGAACCTCTTGTAGAGCCAGAGCGTGTAAGTGATGTCCCTCTGAAGGTAAGTGCCGATGTCATCGATGGAGAAGTTGGCGATGCCGCCCTTACCAAGCTCCGGGTAAAAGCGCTTCCGAACGTCAGGGTTCTGTGCGGCAATACCCAACAACCAGCTCGTGGTGAGGTCCTTCAGTCCGTATGTAGCTCGGTTCTCGTCCAGAAGGTGCATCAAGATGATCGTGTCGGCATAGGGGCCTGTGGGGATCCTCCCGTAGTACTTGGCGATGCTCTTGAGGTCGAACTTCAGATTGTGACCGACCTTGGTGATGTCGCTGAAGAACAGGGGCTCCATGATGGCAAATGCCCTGTCCGGACGAATCTGGTCAGGAGGAGCCGAGAAGACCGCAGGAGAATGCACCTTCTGCATCTTGGGCTTGGTGAACATCGACGGGTTCCGCTTGTATGGCCGAACCGTGCTCATGTCGGGAACCTCCTTGACCTGTGCAGGCTCAAGTAGGTGTCCGTTCGGATGAGACAGTGGGATCAGATACCGCAGACCGGGAGCGGCCAGACCAACCCACATGACATCGTTGAGGATGAAGTCGAGACCGTCAGTCTCAACGTCTACCACGAAATACTCCTCTCGGAGGAGGAGGTCTACGGCAGACCGCAGCTCCTCCTCCGAGAGAATCAGGTTGGGCCTCGGGATGAACCGGTCTGTTAGGTCAGTAGGCATCGTCCGACATCTCAGCAACGATCTCCTGAAGCTCCTTCAGGGAAGGGATCGTGATGGCCGACGAGTCGTACAGACCGAGTGAGGAGAGGGACTCCGGGGTCGGTGGCTGAACGCTGTAGTCGTCCAACAGGGCTGCGTCGGACTTGATGGGGAGGAGGTTCGTCTGGCTCTGGGTGCCAGTGCCGGTCTTGTGAACGGCGTAGTAACCCCGGGTCAGGGGGCCGAACTTGCTGTCCTTGGAGAAGTTCAGGATGGCCTTGAAGATCCGGGAGCCCACGTCCCATGTCTTCAGAACCGGGACCCCGTCATCGCCGATCAGAGCGACATTGAACGAGGAAACGGCCTGTGGCCGATCTCCGAGAGCGGAGCAAAGAGGACAGTTCTGCCCCACTGACTCCAGACAGACGTAGGGGCGGTTGACCGTGTTGCCGTTGGCAGAGACCCGCCGAATCCAGTGACGCTGGAAGGCGGCGTATGGCTCGTCCTCCAAGAACTTGATGATCTGGGTGTTGGAGTCCAGCTTCAGGGCCTGCGTGTAGTTGGACCCGCTGTCCATGACGGACTGACCGGCGCTCCATCCACGGCGCAGCTTTCCTGCGGGAGCCTGCTGGGGCTGTGCTACAGGAGCGCTTCCTTCCGGAATGAACTCATCGTCTAGGGGCTTAGGCATGTGACTGTTCCTGTTCTCTGAGGGTTTTGAATAGCTGTGCAACTCGCTGTGTGAACTGTTCACTAGGAGCTGTTCGGTTGGCATCAACGATGCAACCTTCTTCCTCTGCAATGTGCAGAAGACCTTCAATCTGATCCCTAGTCCAAAGGCGCCTGCCCTTGGGGGGACCGTTGATGAAAGATGTCTTGGGAGCGGGAGAGCGGTATGGGCTCCGAGGGAGCAAGCCCTTCTTCTCCCAAGAACGGAGAGTGACCGGTGACCGATTGAGGGCCTTGGATAGGTGCCCAATCGTGAAGAACTCCTTCGACTGCCCGTTGAAGACGTAGATAGCGGGCTTAGCGTCCCAAGGGTCCTCGTCTGGAGGACCGGAGACATCCTTCGCCTTGCGGTTCACTGGTAGGCGCTTGCCCGGGTAGTCCTTGAGATCATCAAACAAGGCGAAGGGATCATGATCAGTCATCGATGAATGCCACCTTCAGGGCAAAGGTTTCCCGTGTCTCTTCGTACATTTGCTTGAGCAACTCGTCGCTGAGGAGGTCGGAGTAGTTGAGGGCGAGAAGAGCATCCTCATCGATCTCTCTCGTTACCTCAAACTCGTTAACGCCCTCGGCGTCCTGTAGCTGGTCGAAAGAACTGATTGATTCCAGAGAGAACAGCTCGGATGGGACGGTGAACTCTACACGAACCCGGAAGACCTTGCTGTAGAACTCCTTCGGAAGAAGCTCTTCGACCTTCTCCGGAACCAAGGTCAACGACGAGCGGCGCTCCAACTTCACAGAGCTGACATACTTTCCTGCCATCTTCTTGCCATCGAGGTTGAAGATGTACGAGCCCTTGGAGTCCTTCTCGGTGCCGTTGACGTAAGGCAGAGTGTCTTTGATCCGCTTCTTGTACTTGTCCTCCATACCCTGCGCTGTTTCACGCATCTGGCGGGACTTCAGGTGCTGCTCAAGGTCTGCGAGCAGTTGGGTTGTGGGGTCGATGTCGTTCACGGCTATTCCTCGGTAAGACGATGGGTGGATCGGCGGGCCTGACACAGAAGGGGAGGAGAGAGCGCAGCAAGCCCGCCGATCCGGCACTCAAGCTACCATTACCTGAAGTTGATAGTCAAGGATTTCATCTGGAAGGTCTTGGCGGGGCTTCCAGACCCCAAGCGTCGAGGAATCTACGGTGTAGATGACCCTCTTGATCCCGCTATGAATGATCAACCTCTGGCAGTCAGGACAGGGCCTAGCCATACCAACCCCACCCCTACGAAGACGACGGGCTACGTACATCACGCAGCCGTGCGCCTCGTTTCTCATTCTGCGTAGAGCGTGGGCCTCAGCGTGAACACTGCACCCGGTGTGCTGGGGAACGGTCTTTAGCGCAGACCACCCAACCGACTGAATGCTCCCGCCCTTAACGATCACTGCACCCAACGGCCAGCGGTCGTAGGACTGATTGGAGTTGGCGATTCGTATCGCCTGCTCAATGCTCACGGGCCTGAGTATTAGTCGTCTCCCCGAGAGCTGTCCAACCGAGGTGTGTGGCTGCTCAACCGAGAGATAAATGTGCAGGAGGATTGCACAGACAAAGCGACCTTAGTCAGAACATCCCTACACAACCGACACCCACAAGTGTGGATGCCGGGTCGGCTCACGATCCCTTGCGGATCTTGTCGAGCGAAACCCCCATGACGAATCTGGTCTCCGGACCGACGATGCCATCCACGCTCTTGAGCAGAAGGAAGCGTTGGAAGTCCACGGTCTTCTTCAGGGTGGCCTGACCAAATGAACCATCCTCAGCCAGCTTGGCATCAGAAACGAGGTTGAGTGCCTGCTGCCAGAGCTTTACGTCTCTCCCACTGGAACCGAGACGGATGATTCCGATGCTACCGACACCGTCATTGAGCAGCTTGGCTGCGGCCAGACGACGAAGAGCCGCCCAGTCAATATTTACCGGGGGCACAGGAGCGGAGACCGAATACTGAGGCTTCCCGTAGCCCACGACGAACTCAAGGCTGCGAGTTCTACGCATGACAGCACCACCATTACTCCAATCAGCGTTGGAGGTGTTGCCCTCAATACAAGTAATGGAACCGTTCTGCACGCTCTCAACAAAGCCGACATGGTCGGTGCGGCTACGAGTCTGGGACTGTCCCCAATCGAAGAACACGACGTAACCGGGGGCTGGCTCGTACCGAGGAGCCCAGCGACCCATCCGGTAGTAGGACTCGGCACCACCGGGGGTCCAAACTGAACTGGGTTCAATCATTCGGCAGCGCTCAAAGCACCACTGTACGAAGGTGCCACACCACGCTTGGTACTGGTACTTCCCACCGTTGGTTTCGGCCGAGAACCGAGTCCAGTTGTTAGGACCCTCCACATACCCAATCTGGTCTGCTGCAACCTTCAGAACTTCCTGAGCCGATGCCATCTACATAGACTAGCTCAGCGGCTGTTCAAGAACATTCTGAGAGAATCCATCTCCAGCGACAGGGATCCCGTGGCTGTAAACCCCTTACCGTCAACAAAAGCCTTAGCAATCATCTGCTTGGACTGGAGCAGCTTGTATTGATACTCCTCGACGGTGTCAGAGCAGTACATAAATATCGCATCCACGCTATGTTGCTCTGAAGAGGTTCTGTCGATCCGGGCCGTTCGCTGAGCCAGCGCCCCTGCCGACCACGGGAGATCGAAATTGATCAGGTGGGTCCCAGAATCAAGGTTGATCCCGTAGGCCCCAGCGTCGCTGGACAGAAACACCCGGCAATTGGGGTTCTGGTTGAAGAGGCCCATTCGACGGTGACGCTCCTCAGATGAGGTATCCCCGGTCATTGACGTAAAGCCGATCCCCCGTTTACGAAGCTCCTGTCCAATGAACCCAAGCATTGGTTTAAACCCGCAGAAGATGACGAGCTTGTAGTCAGGAATCTCTTCCGACAGTTCCGTCATGTACTCCATCAGGGCGTCGAGCTTGGAGGACCGAGTCTCCAGCTTGTCGAGATAGCCCTCTTCTCTGAGGTACGAGGCGTACTTGGAACCACTCGATGTGTCTTCATCATCGAAGTCCTCACCAGAAGCCCGAAGAAGGTCCGGGTGGTTGGCTAGCAACCTCATAGCGGTGATACGAGACATCACCTCACCCTTGAACCTGTTGTTGGATGCGTCAGCCGCCCCGTGGCCGTAGTGAGCAGAGAGATCGAAAGAACTGAGGCCGTCGGAGGAGTCGAGGACAGAGAGCAGATCATCAGCGATGAAGTCGTAGAGCTTCTGGGCCTTCGGGTACAGGGGCACCGGAAGATCGATGTAGTTGATGTCTGGAAGAAACTCTGCGATGTCGTCACGAGACTTCCGGTACATAGCGGTACGGAGCTTGGAACGGAGAGTGTCCAGATTGCGGTAGCGCTGTGGTTTACCGAAGTGATCTCGCACAATGAACGTGCGGTCAAACTTCATGAAGGGACCGAGAACACTGGGCTCAACGAACTCCATAATCGAGAACAGCTCTTCCGGTCGGTTCTCCACAGGCTGCCCCGTGAGACCAAGCCTGAAGCGAGTGGTCTTGGCGAGCTGCTTGATTCTCTTGGACCTCTGAGCACGCAGGCTCTTAATCATCGTGACTTCATCCGCAATGATGAGATCAGGATTGAGGGAGCTGACGTTCACCCAGTCACGATTCAGCATCTCGTAGCTCATAATGATGAAGTCACAGTCGAACGAATCGTTGTAAAGCTGCTTCCGCTTCGCAGCAGTCCCGTCAATAACTACGCAGGAACGACCACTCGACCACTTCTCGATCTCAGAAGCCCACTGGTACTTCAGACTGCTCGTGCAGAAGACAATCGTGCTGGAGACTTCCCCGGCATCAGCCAACCTGTTAGCCGCCTCGATAGCTACCCGAGTCTTTCCTGCTCCCATGGTCAGGGCGAGAAGCAGCGATCCCTGTTCCAGTACAAGGTCAACGGCCTCTGCCTGATAGGGCCTCAGTGGTGGAAGATGTGCGTCGTTCGTTCCCATGCTTCTCTCAGATCTTGGTCGTCCTCTACGTCTCCGGGGTCCTTGCATCCGTGCAGCGTCGAGTAGTCGAATAGGAGGTGAGCGCACCCCTTACGGCTGAGTCGCTTGACCAAGGAATCTGTAGCTCTGAACCCGGCCTCATCGTTGTCCAAAGCAATGACCACGAGGTTGAAGTACCGGTTCAACAGATCGACCTGCTTGTCAGAGACATAGGCACCGTAAGAAGCAACGGCCGGTATGCCTACCTGATGAAGACGAACGCAGTCCAGCGGGGACTCCACTAGCGCAACTCGCTCAAATCCCTTGCAGGCGTGCAGACCGAAGAGTGATTCAGACTTCTCTACTCCCGGGGGCTGATTGATCTCGTTGCCCTTCTGGCGGTACTGCGCTCCAAATACTTCCCCGGTCGGCGTTGTAAACGGAAGCACCCAGCACCGAAGCTCTGGGTCCCAGAGCACACCGTAGACGGCCAAGGATTCTGCCGACAGGTGACGAAGCTCTCGCAGCCTCTCGGGCACCGGAACGAGAGACTCTGGGCTCCACACCCAAGGCTCGATGACCTCGTCGTCGTACTCAACGCTAAGGCTAGACTTGAAGTTGATCGCTGCCAGATCTGCAATTACGTCAGAAGGGGCCTCTCCAACAGTCTCAAGGTAGAGCGCAGTCAGACCACCCTTCCACCCACACGAAAAGCAGAGGTGAGCGCCGGTCGACTTATTGATCGACCATGATGCATGTCGGTCGTACCGACCTACTCGTGCGAGATGAGCAGGGCACTTACCGGTGATCTCCTTGCGCCCGTCACGAAGGCCCTCCAAGCCAAGGGACTCCAGCAGGCTGACCGTGATCAAATCACGCCTCCGTCGTTGCCACCACCGTCCTGTTGGGTTAGGGACAGGACAATGGCCTTGTCGACCTCTTCCAGAGTCCCTGCTGTGAGGTCACGCTTGATGTACGTCTCGGTGAGGGGACCTGATCGACTCAAGAGCACCTTGTACCGAGAGATCTCATCGGTCATGCGCTCGACACCCAGAATCACGTCAGCGTCCTGCAAGAAGGATGACGAGTAACCGATGGACTCGGCCTGAAGCTCACCACGCCGCAACTTGTGGGCCAGTGCCTGAGTCGTAGCAATTACCGGAATGCGGTGGTTCTGGGCCATCTTCTTGAGGCCCCGAGTGATGTTGGTCAGTGCCCGAGGGGTCCCGGGAGGCTCTCCGTACTGGTCCTCCATGAAGTAGACGCCGTCGATGAACACAGCGTCGGGCTGGTACTCCACGATCTTCTGGTTGATCTTGTCGAGCGTCATAGCCGCCCGGTCGTGGATCATCGTGAACCCCTCAAGGTTCTCCATACGGCGAAGCGTCAGCTCAAGGCGGTTCTTCTCCTGCGGGAGCAATGAGCCGGTCAAGATGTTGGAGTAAGGCACGTTCGCTACCAAACATGCCAACCGGTCACGCTCCTCTTCGATACTCATTTCGAAGGTGAAGTACAGCAGCCTGCTCCCGTGAAGCCTCGTGGTAATAGCGCTGTACAGGTGAACCCATGACTTACCTGACTTCGGCAGACCCACGAGGAACACGAGCTGCTCTGGCTGGTAGCCACGAGTAGCCCGGTCAACGGACTCAAAACCGGTAGGGATGCCCCTCAGGTAGCCGTACTTTCGGCGAGCCTCCAGCTCTGGGAGGAGGTACTCCCGTGCTGTACCGAACATGTCCTCGTCTTTTCCTGCCGGTACTTCGTGCCGAACCGTAAGCAAGACCTCGCTCAAGGCGTCGTAGATCTGCTCGCCCTTATTGGGTCCGTCATCTGAGATGAGGTCGCCGACCTCCGACAGTCCGGTAACGAGAGACCGGTAGATGTAGCGGTCCTGAAGTTCGCTGACGTAATAGCTCAGAGGCTCCGGGTACTGATCGATCTCGTACTTGGGGAACGCCCGCTGAATGGTCGACTCGTCCGGGGTCTTCTTGTGGTCGTGGAAGTGGTCCAGAACCAGTTCGAAAACTCGACGGTGCTCGATGTCCGTAAAGAACTTGCTCGTGAGCCGCACATCCATGACGTGCTTGATGTCCTCGGTCAGGACGATCTGAGAGATCACGGCATGTTCGATATCGGCTGTCACTGAAAGTCCTCTCCGAGGACAGTGGCGACACCGAACTGCCCATAGCGATTGAACCTGAAGGGATCGCTGTCATACACGGCCCGAAGGTCCCGACGCAACAACAACGTCTGACAGAAGGTGTCGAAGTCGTAGTAGTGAACCTCTGAGACCGGGATCCCGTACTTGAGGAAGTACTCGGCGCAGCTATCGGCAACCTCTTGGGAGATGAACGTAGCCACCTGAACAGACACGTTGTTGTAACTGAGATAGCTCAACCGCTTGAGGGGAGTCAGATACCAGTCCCACTCGTCTACCGGAGCGAGCTTCTTGCGGACCTTGCCAACCTTCTTCGGGGTAACGAGTACGCCCTCCAGAACGATGATGAAGATGTCCTCGTAGGCTACGTCTAGGTCGTTTCCTCTCACGATGCGTCCAAGGAGCATGCCTCTGCGAGCAGGCGAGCCAATAGTTCGTTACGGTCATAGGCCCGCTGAATTCGCTCCAACGAGCCAACGATGATTGTCGGAAGTTCGGACACGAAGGTGCGGTCCCAAATGATCCGAATCACTTCATCAACCACTCCCGGGGGACGGCCTTCCGATGACCCCAAGTGGTCAAAGATCAGTACCGGGCTGCCCATGAAGTTGTGGAAGTTCTCTTCATGGTCGAAGTAGTTCGTCGTCGCTGACTCGTCCCCAGAGTTCAGGGCAGATCGCTGGTAGATCCAGACCTGATGTCGCTGGTCGATGAAGTCAGACTCAGTCCAGTAGAACACCGGGAGGTCGTGCGCCTGCTTGATCTTCTTACCGAGCAGGACAGCGAGCTTGGTTCGCTCAAAGGGGTCGCTCCCTGTCACCAAGAACAGCCGCTTGCTGAGATCGACCGGCGACGGTAGATCCAGATCAGCCTCTGCCGAGATCTTGAACCGACTGTTCAGCGTCGAACCGATGTTGTTGGTTCGGTAGTGGTGGTAGTTCACGACTGAGCCGAGCGGCGGTGCTGCGGGTGCCTCCGCATGGCCTTCCGCTCCTCGGGGGTCTTACCTCCCCAGATGCCGAACTCCTCGTTGAAGTTCGCCTCCAAGCAGGTCTCCCTCACCGGACAGTTCTGGCAGATGCCCAGAACGAACTTGACGGTCTCCTGATTACGCTTCGACTTGCAGTCCACGAAGAACATGTCGGCATCGATCCCGATGCATGCTGCGCTGTCCAACCAATTGGTACTCACGGTGTCTCCTCACTCGTCGGGTAATGGAAGTATTACGAATGCGTAGCTGTTAGTCAAGCATCCAATCCATTTCTTCTGCCGGGACGAAGGCGGTGGCCCGCTGTCGGCGCTCGGCAGCTTCCCGCTGTTGGTCCAGCAGTACCTGCTCCTGCGCTATGCGAGCCTCGGCGTCCTGCTGGTCACGCTCTCGGCGCTCACGCTCCAGCGAGGAGTAGATGCCCTGCAAGGCGAGCCGCTCCCGAACGAAGTTCGTTGACCTCCAGAACTGAGACCAGACTGGGTAAGGGAGGTTCGGCTTGAACAGATCCTTGTTATCAAAGGCATGCTCACAGAAGTAGTCGATGACCTGCTTCATGTACTCAAAGTCATTTTCGAAGGCAGGGAGAGCTGTCTTCTTCAGCCAGCCCATGAAGGCTGCTTTCTTACCCGGGTTGTAAGGCTGCATCGGGAAGAACCCTGACAGGGCATGGCGTGATCTTGCATTCTGCCAAGCACGTTCGAAGTGGTCCGCTACATCGCTAACCGGAGATTTCCGGGAATCGGTCTTCTTCGGCTCGTCTGGGTCACGCCCGATGACCGGGATGTCGTCGTCCTCGTCGGGTCTCCAGCGGTTCATATTGGTCTGGCTCCTCGTCTGGCTGCGGCGCAGCCGCCATACATGACTCCGCTGATCTGTATTACTACTACTACTAATATAAGTAGAGCGGAATACAACGCTGTCAGATGCAGCAGAAACCATGTGTTTATTGGGGTTTTCCGATTCTGGGTCGGACTCGGGTGTGGGGAGATAAGTGCCAAAGTGGCACCCGTTAAGTGCCAAACGGTCACGTAGTTCCCCCTGTACCCAGAGGTTCCGTTCGACCCAAGCAGTGCATTCTCTCACTACCAGCGGGTGGATGGTGAACGTGGGGTAGGCGGTCTCTGGATCGATGTACCTCGGACCACCGGAGATCAAGCTCAGGTGCCCCACCAGCACCCCGCTGTCACGCAACGACCGAATGTGTCTCTTCAGAGTGCGAGTGCTCATCCCGAGGTCCCGGGCCATCCGGTCCTGCGTGGAGAGCTGAACGAACGACCATGCCGACCACGGCTGGCTGTTCTGAGCGATCAGTCTGAGCAGCTTGATCTCTGGGCCGATCCCGTTGTCTCGCCCATACTGATCGATGTTGCGGACGAACTTTCGCCGCAGGTTCCAGTACTCGACCTTTTCTTTGCCTTGCACTTCACTGTGACATTGTCTAGGGTGATCCATGTCTTCTCCGTCTGGCGAGGGGGACGACCTATCGGGCGGTGTTGCATCTGAGCCTCGGGCAGGCTCCTCCTCACTGGTGCAACACCGCCCGGTAGTCTTCTGGGCCGCTGATAATGGCCGCTAACCATCAGCAAGTCAACCGTTTGACAGACGGAGTTTGGCTTACGTAGGTTCCCCGGCATGCCCACGCCGCAACACATCACTCGCCAAATCCGTGTACTAGAACTCCTCGCAGAGAGGGGGGCGTGCAGCGGGTATCCCACAGAGTGGTGGTACCCCGGGGGTTCTTCCGATGAGTTTAAGAACCGCCCGAGCAGCTATGAGAAGTACGCACAGAGGGCCAAGCAGATCTGTGCCGAGTGTCCCGTCAGGGACGAGTGCCTGACTTATGCGCTCGATTTCAACGAGAATTACGGCATCTGGGGAGGGTTCTCCCCCCGATCACGTATCACGATCAAACGTCGCCGAAGGAGGGGATTGTCAGACCCTCCAATCTTCAAGCCAGTCGGCCGACCCCGCAAGGGCGCCGAAGAGGGGCCTCAGTGAACTACGTACTGATGGGTATCGCTGTATACGCACTGTTCGCCTATGTCTTTGAGGACCTCATCCTCGTTGAGATGAATCGCCTTCTGGTCATCGGCGTTCGCCTCCTTTTCTCGATGATCGGGGCATTCATCGTTGGCGGGGTGTACGGACTCTGGTTCGGCCTAGCGGTGTTCGGGGTATCCCGGATAGCGGCCCGAATTGACACCTACCTCTCCGTAGTGATTTACTCGGCAAATCGACGAAAGTAATTGGAGCACCCATCATGTCACTTCCCACTGATATCGAAGAGTTTGTGATCGTTGGCTACGGCCCGATGCCTCGTAAGGCTGTCATCGAGGCAATCGAGGAACTGCAACAGGTCAGTAGCACCGAGTCCCTGATGTTCACCTATCTCCCGGTGTCATCGGTCCACCCGAAGCCTGAGTTCTTCCGAGCCGTGAAGAGCGTTTCTCCAGAGTTCTACTCGTACATCCCAGAGGGAGAGAGTCGGAGCATCGCCAGTGAATACAGCGATGTCTGCCCTCCCGCATTCGTGTGGCTCAAGGAAGAGCTGACGGCAGACGGGGCTGATGAGGAGTCCCGAGCGTTCCTGCTACTCATGCCCGACGGAGACAGCAACCTCTACGAGGACCTTGGCACGTTCCTCACTGAGGTACTTCGGAACAACCGGCGTGTATTCGTCATGAATGAGGGCCTGTGGGAGATCGCCCGGGTAGACGAGGACGGCCTCTGGCAGGTCGAGGACAGCGCTGAAGATCAGACCGCTATCGAAGATTCGACTTCCCGTGAGCTGACCCCGGATCTGGTCAACTCAGACGAGTTCTCTCGCAAGACGATCAAGGAATGGAAGCTGATCGCTGAGACTGTCGGGGCAGAGCCGCATGACCTCAGGTCCAAGGACTCGATCCGTGAAGCTGTACTGAAGGTGCTGAACGCACCAGCGGCTGAGCCGGATCCGGCACCTGAGCCTGAGCCTGAGCCTGAGCCTGAGCCTGAACCTGTGGTTGAGCCTGAACCTGTGATTCAGGCTCAGGACCCGACTGCTGAAGCTCTGGTCAAGCTCCACACTGCCATTGCAGCGGCGCACTTGGAGTACGCCAATACGCTGGAGCGATTGCTGGCTAAGTGAGGCTGCCTAGGCGGCGCTCTGTCGCCGTTGGGAAGGTACTGTCGATGACATCGTTCGACACTCCGTCCCAGTATGTGCTTGTGAAGTAGGCGGTAACATCTGCGTCGACTTCAACAGACCCTAGGCTGTGCATCCCTAGGTGGTATGAGGCGTTGAACTCGATGAGGGCGTCTGGGCCGTAGTACTCCAGCACAGGAACTACCTTCGACCCCGGTGCTAGATAGATGTACCCGCTACCACTTGTCTTGGCGATGCTGTAGTTATCTCCACCCGTCATTTCCCCAGAGGATTCTGCGCCTCGGGTGACCGTCCCATCTACGTTGTCCCCACCCATGTACCAAATACGGTCTGCAATGTGCCGCTTCGATGTGGGGAACGTCTCTCCGTCACTCACGTAATAGAAGACTACGGCCAGATTCTGGAGCGAGGGCATGTACGCCTCGATCCTCCACGTCATCTGAAACAGCCGAGGGGCTACAGCGTTGGTACTGCTGTACTTAAACAGACCATTGGTTGTATCGACCTCAAGGTCGTTGTAGCTGGTCAGGTAGTACCCCGCACCCGAGTTGATCAACTTGGTGTACACAGGAGCCTGTGCCGTGTTGGCATCTTCTTCGGAGCTAAGGGTTCCTGTCCACAGCCCTGTGGATACTGTGTAGAGAGAGTTACCGAACTCTGCGACACTCACCTTGGAAAACTTGGCTAGCGACCGAACATCTTCCTCAGTAATACCGCCGACGTTGTTATCGGCTAGGCCATCGAGGAGGTTGGTCCATTCACGGTCTGGGCTGGTAGGCATGCTGGTCCTTAGAGAGCAGTAACGACGGTCTTATCTACGTAGTCAGAGGGGAGGATGACCACGTCTCTTTCCCACGAATGTACTCGGTGGGCGTATACGTCATCCCAGTGGGGGACAAGGGTAATACCTTCCGGTACCCAATTGTATGCCTCGCCCGGTACTCGGTTGTTGGTGAGGATGTCGGTGTACCCGAAGAGAAGCGGCAGAAGTACCTTTCGATTGCCGTAAAACAAGCTGTAACTGCCATTGGCCTCGGAAGACCCCCCGTACCACGACAGGTCACCAACCTGCGCCTCGTCACCAGCAGCGTCGAAGTAAGGAAGCCCTGAGTAGTTGGGCTCCACCATGACCTCGTCAACAAAGCATGGGTCGTCATTGCTGGGGTCACGCTCAAACTCGATTCGAAGGAGTACCTCTTTGACTCGGTCAACCTTGGGGAAGGAGCAGCGAATACGCCTAAATACCGAGGGGTCCGTTCCGCTGCTGCTACTGATAGGGACCCATGACGTGGACAGATAGGAACAGTTGTCCTCGTCCATGTCTTCCGGCCAAAAGACCAGACCAACCCGAACTTGACCTGTACCAGAGACAGATGCCTCAATGTTCCAGCCTTCTGAGCACAGCTCTACTGGAAACAAGTTGCTCTCAATGATCAGGTTGTCGGTAGACGAACTGTCAAGCTCGGCGCACTTCGCTGTTCCGTCCCGCTCGATTCCTCCGTCAACCTGAGCGAGGTCGACATTGCTCCTCCAGAAGGTTGGTACTCCTGCACCCTCTGAAGTGAATGTCGGGTTAGCGATGAGGTTTACCCTCTGTGGATTGATCCACACATGGGCCGTCTGAGGAGGCTCCCAATCCAGCACAGGAACCCGTACCGACAGATCGCCAATAGACGGAAGCCAACCGTCGTCCTTTGAAACGTACGAGAAAAGACGGTCAGACGAGAAGGTTGTACAGAGGTCTACGTCTTCGCCAGTGATGTAGATCTTCTCGGGCATTCTGGTGATGGAGATCACCAGACCATCCCAGCTCTTTGTAGGAGCGTCGAAAGACAGAACAAAGCCCTCCATCAAAGCCGGGTTATCTGACCAGTACTTGAACAGGTCTCCTGTGTCTACCGTTACATCACGAGACGTGAGATCTGAGTCAGCATCGTAGTTAGAAGGTGCGCCGTAGGTGCTGGATCCATAACTTGGGGTTGTTAGCGCCGAGAAGTCCGGATCCACCCCACACCCGACCACGAGAGAGCTGGGTGCCGTAGCCGCCTGAGACCCGCTGACGGCTTGGAAACCCGGAGCAGCCAGCAAGTCATCCAGAGATGTCAGTGCGGTCAGGTGTGTATACGTCGATGTACTGAACTCTGCCGTTAGGGGATTCGTTTCAAAGAACGGGCACCTGACTAGAGGGGTCAACTTCACGTTGGTGGCGGCGTCCATGAAGATGTCATCAAGGTTCGTGGCGTCAGAAGGGCCGTAGGTATCCCCGGTGATGATGTCAGAGAAGAGAACAGAGATAGCAGCATCGTTTGTCGGGCTACCGAGGACCTGACCGTTCTCGGGGTCGTCCTCCATAAGGCTCAGCTCGGTCTCCCCTAGCTCGATGTAGTCAAGCGGGTTTCTTGAGTTCACAGACTCATATGTCTGGGCCTTCGTTACCAAGAATCCAGTGAAGTACCGAGCCTCCTCAACAGGGTCGTCCCAGCTCGCTGTTCTTCGAACCCAAACCACCGGAACCAAATGTCTGGTGTCGTTGATCTCGTCACCGACGGTTGTCGATGTGAAGGTCCCGAGGTACCTCGTCCACCCGTCATCGGTGGCGGTCTCCTCGACAAGATCAACTTCATCAAAGTTACTGATGATGTGAGCGTTCATGAACGAGTCGAACCCATCGCCTGTGAACGCGTCGGAGAATCCATTCGTCGCAGGGAAACGGTTGAACTCAGCCAGCCCCAAGAGAACCTCATCGTCTCCGGAAACTTCCGTGTCCCGCTTCATGAAGAACGAGAAGTGGTAGGTATCTCCGCTCTCTACCGTGATGCCCCGGTAAGTGGGGTCTAAGTGCTGTAGCTCCTCTGTCAGCCCGGTACCATCGTCCTCCACCCCGGTGGTCACAATCGATTGACCAGCCCCACACGAAATGATCATGTGGTCCCCGTTGGGCTCTACTTTGAGGATCCCCCGGACTGGGAGATCAACGGGTGCGGTGATCCCCTCAGCTACCGAGAGGACGAGGTTTCTCGTAGGAAGTGAGTCACTGGTAGCACCACTATCCCCATAGAACCCGAGAGCTAAGCGATTGCGGATGTTCCACGGGGCCGGTGCCCAGTTACCTGTGCCAGATGCGAACTCTGCATCGTCCACAAGGAGAAGCTCATTGGCCCCGGGGGTTGTGTCCACGGAGCACTTGGTGGCTGACTCCACGAAGGCGTCCAGTGCTGCATACGTACCCCGGAAAGATGTGATGCCCTTACTCTTGGCAATAACTGACCGGTACCTGATGTCCCCGAGTTCATTGGGCTTATCGAACCCAAGGTTCTGGGTACCTAGTGGTACTAGGAGTGAGTCCGGGCATGAGTCCGTATCAAATAGGTGCTCAAGCCCCTCAGACAGGGTTCGTGTTAGGTCTAGGTCGTACCCAATGATCTCCATCCAACGGGTGATGAAGTCTGTTGAGTTCTGCTCTTCGTTGAAGAGGTAGAACGGCGGGACCAATCCGACCAACGTGTCTCGGTGGGCGTAGTCAACCGGAACGAGCTGCGATGTCCTGTTGATCGGGTACCACGTTGTCCCAACCCGGAAGAAGAGCGTGTAGTAGAACCACCGCCCTGACGGGAGACCCGAGTCGAGAACCGAGCCCGCTACGTTTGACCCCTCTTCGTTTTTCAGTCGTCTCAGCACCACCCCATCAGTAGGGACCGTAGGGTGCCCAAAGCCTGACCTCACAACCATTAGGTCGGTCCAAGAAACTACAGAGGTAGGAGCTGTACCCCACGACACCCGCACAGCGTCGTAACCAACAGGTTCGCTCCTGAAGAAGACACCCGTAGTGTCCGGAAGGGGAGGATCCTGAAACCGAATGACGGCCTCCGGTTCGTCTCCTACACCAGTGTGACCGGAGCCAGCTCGTACTAGGTCACCACCACCCGGGCGCCTAACGAGAAACGCAGGATCGCTAGCGCTAGGAAATCCGATCTCGCTCACGGGTTAGACCATTCGCACAGCGAGTGAGACAACAGAGCCTCGGACACGTAGCGTGGACGATGATAGATCGGCGGGGAGTGCTCCTGTAATTCCAGTCACAGCAATAGCTACGGTTGTCGTAGCTACCAATTCCGTGAAACTCGTACTCTCTAGAGGCACCGAATAGTACGAAGCACCTCCGGAATAGGTGGTCGGCATCGTCCCGGTCCCCTGATTTACTCCACCAAGGTAGTAGCGGCCGGGACCGAGCGTCACGGAGATCACCTCACCCCCCGGCGTCGCCGTGTTCACTACCTCGCCGTCCTGAGTCACCTCTGAACCGGAAACCAATGTAGATGGACTTCCGTCCGTGTTCGCGTTGTAGATACCGAGTCTGATGACTGTGTCCGTCGACCCGGCAGCCGTGACGTATGTTCCAATCCGGTCAAACGAGATTGTTTGTCCTAGGACAAGCGGAGATAGCTCAAGGGTGCCCGCTGGGTTTACCCGAGTAGTCGGTGAGTCAGAGATGGTACGTGAAGGGTTGAACCATGCTCCTGCCTTGTAGGGAACTCCAACCGCCTTCAGAATTGACCCGGGACTGGGTCCAAGCTCGTCGTATAGAGACTTGAAGTGGTCCCCCTCAATCACGTCTCCACTGTCAAAGATAGAGGCCCTATTTTCGTAGTTAGATGAGTAAGCCATTCATGCCATCCGAACGGCGCATGCGTGGCTCGACAACTCTTGCGTGAAGGTCGATGACGACAGGTCAGATGTCAATGACGAATTCACTCCGGTTACCCCAAAGAAGCTGGAGCGAGTACCCATGATCGTTGTGAAGCTGGTGGAGCTACCGCTGTTGATTGCGAAGGTTCCGAACGAAGCGGTAGTCGTGGTCGGCATCGTCCCGGTCCCCTGTGCTACCACACCGATATAGTAGCGACCTCGTCCGAGAGCGACGCTAATCGTCTGACCAGCGATGGTTGACGAGTTCACTACCTCGCCGTCCTGAGTCACCTCTGAACCGGATACAAGCGTCGAGGGCATTCCGCTGGAATTTGAGTTGTAGATACCCATGCGGATCACCGTGCCCGTCGACCCGGCAGCCGTGACGTAGGAGGAGATCCGGTCGAACGTGATGCTACGGGTAAGCACCATCGGAGCGAGAAGGAGAAGGTTGGCTGTCTTAGCTGATGCGGTTCCGAATCCCTGCGATATGTTCCACCACGACCCCGTCTTGTACGGAACTCCGAGTCCCTCAAAGATATGAGAAGGGCTAGGACCAAGCTCTTCATATACAGATTCGATGTGATCACCTTCCATGGTGTCACCAGCATCGAAGATGGTCGCCCGGTTCGTGTAGTTACTGCTGTAGCTCATGAAGAAGTTCCTTCAGTCCAGAGGATTAGTCGCTGATCCCGCCATTTAGGTTGATCACCAACCCTGACGGGTCTGTCTCGGGGTTGAGACCTTCCGGCTTGATGCGGGCAATCTTGTCGAACGGGACCTCGATGTTCTCGACGGTCGTCGCTGATGCCGAGGCCGAGTTCAGGGCCAGAATATCGACGTAATCGACACCTTCGACTCGCATAACTCTTCGGTACACCTCACCAATGGTAATTCGCTCGCCGAGGTCAAGGTTGTTGTAAGCGAACATGGTATCTAAAGCGGCCCTTACATCAGCCTCAACCTGCACTCTTCGGAATCCGGGCAGGACAAACAGGTCTAATTCGATGAAGACGTTCAACCACTCGGCGTCCTCAACAAACACCTTGGTTCCGATCAGAATGCGGTCCTGAAGGTAGGACTGCACGTTCTTCCTGAGCTGAGCCATCTCCAGCGCTCCGGACGCAATCCCCCCAACAGGAGCGATCTTGACGCTGATAGCGGAGTAGATCTGTCCGTAAGCAACGGCCTTGGCTACGCCGGGAACCTGAAGTGCCAGTGCCTTGAAGTCGTCAAGGGTAACGGCACGGTCTTTGACCTGAATGCTCTTGGGGATGTTGTTCCGCATCGAAGCAACCGACTCGATGTCAGATCCACCAATGCTCGTGACAGTAACTCCGTCCGACGTAGTCGTCTTGTTGGTGACGGTCAGCGATCCTGTGGGAAGGCCGGGGCTCTGGATGGTCGTTACGGAGCCTGTAGCAATGTTGTTGCCCCGGGAACCAATCCCATACCTGTAGGTAGCCTCGATTGTCGCACCGATAGGGGGGATACGCCCTGACGCACTGTCACCGAACAGGATGTATGTGTAACCGTCGTCCCCCACGTAGCTGGAGAAGGCGCTCTGTGTTGCCCGAGCCGCAGCGACCGACGGGATCTCGGACCACCGAACGTAGTTCGGGGTATCTTCGTCCGCATCGTTGACTACGTACGATCCTTCCTTCGTCTGAAGCTCAATGCTCCCAACGATGACCCCACGGTCTGGAAGCCGAATCGACATGTTTGGGGCACCTGTAGAAGTCCCAAGAGACGTGGAAACAGTGCGACCCTCTGAAGCGATCACATCCTTGGTGAGGCTGGTTCCTTCTAGGGTCAGGGGATAGAGCGTCTCAAAGTAGATGACCTCTTCGGACTCAGTTCCTCCGGTACTGACCAACGTACCGGCGGGAACTTGTAGAGAGCCCTCATAGCTGGGAGAGAGGCTGAAGGAGAGTGTTGTGATCGCAGCGTGCTGACCGATGGGTTTGTACCCGAGCATCTCGGCCATGTAGAGGACGGACTGTCGGCGCTGGGCTGTTCCGAGGAACGCTTCTGAAGAGACACGGTCGATGTAGTAGTTGGTTACATCGCCCATGTAGGCGTACAGCTCCAGCAGGAGGGTTCCGAAGTCGTTGGCCTCCCCGACAGTTCTCCACTCGGGGATAATGCCCCTCGCAAGCCCCACGAGGAGGCTGCGAATTGACTCGAAATCCCGAGCAGAGTAGTCAAGAATAGGCTGTACTTCTTCGTTGGATGCCATCAGGCTGCCTCAGGGACCTCAAACTCAAGCGCTTCCGGGTCATCGTAGCTGTTGGGCCTGTAAATGACAGAGATGACTACGGTCGATGACCGGGTCGGGCTCTTCTCTACGGTGACACTTTCGATCACGATGCGTGACGGAAGGTCACCACGAGCGATGACCGCCTCAACACGCCGCTTGATCAGCTCAGCAGTGTCTGCCAAGCGCAGCTCTTCCATGTTGGTGAACACAAACGACTGAATATCTGCGCCGTAATCGGGGCGCATGATTCTTTCTCGGTTGTTAGTCATCAAAGCATCGATCAGAAGCGCCCTGACGATCCTTCGGTAGTTGTCTGTAACCGAAAGAGAGCCTTTGTTGAATCTAAAGGGAAAGTCAATAGCGATCATTGCGGTCTCCATGTGGATTCCCACTTACCGTCACGTAAAGCCATTGTAGGCTTTTTGGTCTGGTAGAACCACTCGTAGGTACCGGAGGACATCGCCCGGTACTTGTCCCGTACTAGGTACAGGTTGGTCTGGAACAGAGCCTCGTTGATCTCGTGGCTAACGGCCGAGACATACCAGATTCCGTCCAATCGGTCCTTGTTGGCATTCCTCAACCCAGTATCGAAGTTGCAGACGGTTCCCGGAACCATGGCTGCTGTTCCCCTCACCCGAGCGACGGCCGACTGGTTGACCTCTACATCGAGAGTCAGTGCCTCCTTCAGGAGACGGGCGTACTCAGAGTTGTAGACGTAGTTGCTTACCGGGGACTTCTGATGTTCCTCTACATCGGGGGAGTACGACTGCACTCCCTCCAGAGCATCAATCACTTGGTACTGAGGGACCTTATCCGGATTCCATGTAGCAGCCTGAAGCTGGCCCGTGGACGTGAAGAACGAGAATTCGGGGTACAGAAGGTCCTTAGTGATCTTTGTTTCATCGCTAGGGACGAAGTCCAGAAGCTCTTGGTTATCGAGTAGCTGGGTCGCCTTACTGAAGCTGCGGAAAGCTCGGAGCTTCTCCAGCTCAATGATTGGGTTCGTTGCCCATAGGACGCCGTCAACGGCACTGATGAAATGGCTCGCCAACTTGGCTGTCTGGACCATGAATTCCCAGTTGGTCTGCCCAGACTGGGCGACCCGCTTGTGAGTGAACCAGTGGGGGCTCATGAACACCCGCATGCTGGTCTCTTCAGCCACCTTGCGAAGAATCGAATCGCTGGTTACCCCGGTGAACACCCGTCGCTTACTTGCTCTGCTCAGAGACGAGTACCCGATGGCAGTGATGGTGACCAACACGTTCTCTTGGAACTTCTGGGGCTTGGTCACCTTACGGATGTACCCGTGAAAGTGACCGTAATTGGGGTTCGTTCCAAACTTGAAGTAGATCGGCTTGTCAATCCACGACTCCATCTCCTTACGGGAGGAGAGGACGGTAACCGTGGCCTCATCGTGGAGATTAAGAGAACGCTCGACACGGACTTCTCGCACAAAGATGTCCGTCGCAGTCACCCCGTCAATCTGCGGTGTAGATACAGGAAGAGGTGGCCGGGTGACGCCCGTAGTGACCTTGGCGTTGGTCATGGGATGTAGACCGTGTCACCGGGCTTCAGATCAAATGGGTGTCGGAGGTCCGGGGTAGCGTCAGCAATGATCCACCACTTCGTGGGATCGTTGTACTGCTCTTTGGCGTAGAGAGTGAAGTTGTCGGTGACCTTGGCCCGCACCTGAAAGCTCGGTGGATCGGGTAGAGGTAGGGCGGTCAACCGGTACAGAGCAACGCGACCCTCTGTCTTTGGAGTTCCGGACGGGTCGTAAGTGCCGTCATCCAGAACACGGGGCTCCAACTCACCGAACTCGGTGTAGTTGTGGCACACCACAAACCTGCGGTCAGCTTCTGCGTATCTGGATTCTGGGTTCATACCGATACCGACTGGTTAGTTGCCGGGAACCCGGCAGCGTTTCCTTCTCCCATGGGACGGAGGATGTGGTTGAAGCGCTGTAGATAACCGGTGCTCTGTTTAACGGTTCCTGTTGTCCCGCCTTGGTGGGTGATGTACCAACTGTCCCCTTCCCAACGATTGAAGAATCCTACGTGCTCTGACCGACCACCAGCGCCACCAGAGTTAAGGACTAGATCACCCGGCTGAACAAGCGTCTTTAGCTGTTCAACAGAAGTAGTAGTTGGATCACAGATGATCTTGAGTGGGCTGTTGGCAACTCGTGCTCTTGCGTACAACGAACCTGTCGTGCCACGGGTATTGGAGTCGACTCCCAAGATCTGAGAGGCGCCTGCAAGGTGGTAAGCGGCGTAAACCAGCCCGGAGCAATCGAGTTTCCATGTGTTGGGGGGACCTGAGCGGTCCCAACCACCATAGGTGTACGGGGGTCCCCCGCTGGAGCCAGACCCAACAATGCTGACAGCAGCCTGAAGCGTTGCTCCCGCAATACCACTCGCTCCAACCGCCCCCATAGCCACGACCCCGGTTCCGGTTGCCAGTGCATTCCGGATCGAGGGGGTTCGCCTTGGGGCAGCCTTTGACTCTTCCTCCAGAGAAGCACGCTCTTGCTCATAGAGCTGCTGTGCCGCCGTGAGATCAGCTTCAGTAAGACTAAGGTTGTAGATCTTGTCGTACGGAATGAGCGCTTCATACTTCGGGATGTTCTGGTTGGTGTCCAGACCAAACGCTGCCCGGAGGGGACCGAAGTAGGAAATCCGGATGGTCAAGCTGATCATCATCCGGGTA